TGGATGCTATTAGTGCAGGGGCCAATGGTCCAACTGTGCCAATTAGTTGGCAGGATGTGCTGGGTGCAAGATTTAATACTTCTGATTATGATAGTTTTGCATTAGAATACACTATCAGAGAATCTGAGCAGGAATCAGGACCAGGCAATGGTTATCAGCGTATAGGTACCATGTATGTGAACGGCAGACAGGATTTTGGTAATGGCACAGGTGATGTGGTGTTTCAGGATGACAGTTCAGAAATGGTCGACACAGGTTTGGTGGCCGCTACTACCAGCGACGAGGGCGACCCAGTACCAGCCTTGCATCTGAGATGGAGAAGTGATGGTGTCAATATCCAGTTACAAGCATCAAACCGCATGCCTGTAAAATTAACTTTGAGATATATTCTAAGACGTTGGAATAGCCTGGGATAAAATTGTTCCATAAACATCATACAAGTAACGAACGTCTACAGTTATTCAGAGATTTTAGGCATCAATCACCTGACGCTAACACAGTAGTAGAAGCATTTGCTAATGTAGACATCAAACCCAGGTATGTGGACTACTATAGTCCAGACACCTGGCCTGGTCTGTTCGACATCATATCAGACGGCATGTTTTGTCAGAGCGGTCTTACACTCATTATGGCCGGCACCTTACACCATCTGGGACTCACAAATAATAGTAATCTTAAGTTTGTGGCTATAAGTAACCATATAACAGGCAAAGACGGACTAGTGCTCATGGATGGTGGTAATTGCTACAATTTCCTGCCCGGAGAAGTAGTATCAGAACAGTTTGCCAAAGAAAATAGTATCATTTTAGACAAACACATAATACAGCCTGATAAACTGTTTGGTTGACAAGATAAGTACTATACTGTATAATAATAACACACATAACAAGGATGAACCGTGCCGACCAAAACTATTCAGATCACAAAGAGAGACGGGAAGCGAGAGGCGCTGGATCTCGACAAACTACACAAGGTCGTATTCCATGCCTGCGCTGACATCGCTGGAGTCAGTCCAAGCCAGGTAGAAATCAAAAGTCATATTCAGTTCTATGATGGCATCCAAAGTGCTGACATACAAGAGACACTGATCAAGAGTGCGGCTGATTTGATTACTGAAGACACTCCCAACTATCAGTATGTGGCAGGCAGACTGGTAAACTATCATCTACGCAAGCAGGTATACGGAGAGTTTGATCCGCCCTGTTTGTGTGAGATCGTACAGAAGAATATCGATCGTGGCTTCTATGATGCAGAGATTCTCAACAAGTATACCAAAGCAGAGTTTGGTGCGTTGGATGGTGTGATTGACCACAGCCGTGACAACGACCTAACATACGCCGCCATGGAACAGTTTAGAGGCAAGTACCTGGTACAGAATCGTGCCACTGGTGAAGTGTTTGAGACTCCACAGGTAGCATACATCCTAATCGCCGCTACACTGTTTGGTGACTACCCAGCAGAAACCCGCTTACAATATGTAAAAGATTACTATGACGCAATCAGCAAGTTCGACCTGAGTCTGCCCACGCCTGTGATGGCTGGAGTAAGAACACCACAGAGACAGTTTAGTTCCTGTGTGCTGATTGAAACCGACGACTCACTGGATTCTATTAATGCCACAAGTTCAAGTATTGTTAAGTATGTGTCTCAAAAAGCTGGTATTGGTATTGGGGCTGGTAGTATACGCGCTATCGGCAGTGCTATTCGGAGTGGGGATGCTACTCATACAGGTGTCATACCTTTCTTCAAGCATTTTCAAAGTGCCGTTAAAAGTTGCTCCCAGGGTGGAGTTAGGGGTGGAGCGGCAACACTATACTATCCCATCTGGCATCTGGAAGTCGAAGACCTGCTTGTACTTAAGAACAACAAAGGAACGGAAGACAACCGTGTAAGGCACATGGACTATGGAGTACAGTTCAACAAGCTCATGTATCAGAGACTGTTAAGCGGTGGTGACATTACTCTGTTTAGCCCTGCTGACGTACCTGGCTTGTATGAGACATTCTTCAATGACCAGGACAAGTTTACAGAACTATACGAGCGAGCAGAGCGCAACACTCATATCAGAAAGAAGACAATCAAGGCAGTGGACCTATTCAGCGCATTTGTACAAGAGCGCAAGGACACTGGCAGACTATATCTCATGAATGTAGACCATGCCAACACACATGGCAGTTTTGATGAGAAGATTGCTCCAGTACACCAGAGTAATCTGTGCTGTGAGATTGACTTGCCTACCAAGCCACTCAACGATACCAACGATGCTGAAGGCGAGATTGCACTATGTACGCTGAGTGCCATTAACTGGGGCAACATGCGTAAGCCGTCAGACTTTGAGCGAGCATGTGATTTAGCAGTGCGTGGATTGGATGCCCTGTTAGACTATCAGAAGTATCCAGTATTAGCCGCAGAGCTTGCCACACAGAAGCGCAGACCACTTGGCATTGGTATCATTAACTTTGCTTTCTGGCTGGCTAAAAACGATAGCACATACCAGGACCCAGACTTGGACTTAGTACACGAGTGGACAGAAGCATGGAGTTACTACTTAATCAAAGCAAGTGTTGAACTTGCCAAAGAGTCAGGCGCGTGTCCAGGCAACTCTGAGACCAAGTACGGCCAGGGAATCCTGCCCATTGACACCTATAAGTCAGACGTGGACGAACTTGCGGTACCCAACTACAAGCAGGACTGGGACACACTCAGAGCTAACCTCAGGGAGCATGGCATCCGTAACTCAACCTTAATGGCGCTCATGCCTGCTGAAACATCAGCACAGATTTCCAACTCTACCAACGGCATTGAGCCTCCCAGAAGTTATGTTAGCATCAAGCAGAGCAAACACGGCGTACTCAAGCAGGTAGTACCACAGTATCACAGACTCAAGAACAAATATGACCTACTATGGGATCAGAAGAGCCCCGAGGGTTATCTAAAGATTTGCGCAGTGTTACAGAAGTTTATTGACCAGGGCATCAGCGTCAATACTTCATACAATCCCGAGCACTATGAGGATGAAAAGATCCCCATGAGTGTGTTGCTACAGCACATTGTTATGTTTTACAAGTACGGTGGCAAGCAACTCTACTACAACAACACCTATGATGGACAGGGCGAGATAGACATTGACAAATTCGATGCTCCAGAGCCTACCACTACAGTAGTAGATGACGATGATTGTGAAAGTTGTAAAATCTGAAGATCTGTTTAGTTATTACTCACTACATATTGTGGATAAGTAACCACACAAACACAAAGGTAAATCATGAGCGTATTCAACACAAAAAGAAAAAAGCATCACACGGAGAGCAGAATGTTTCTGGACGGGGGAGTAAACGTACAGCGATATGATACGCTAAAGTATCGAACATTTGATAAACTAACTGACAAACAACTGGGCTTCTTCTGGAGACCCGAGGAAGTAGACATTGCCAGAGACAGCAAGGACTTCAAAGACCTTACTGCTCACGAGCAACACATCTTTACAAGCAATTTAAAGCGACAGATCCTGTTAGACAGTGTACAAGGACGATCACCTAACTTGGCTTTTCTGCCTTTAGTGAGTCTGCCTGAGTTGGAGACCTGGATCGAAACCTGGGCGTTTTCAGAGACTATCCACAGCCGCTCATATACGCATATCATTCGTAACGTATACTCAGACCCCAGCAAGGTGTTTGATGAGATGCTGGGCGTCGAAGAGATCGTGGAGTGTGCTGACAACATCAGTCACTACTATGACAATCTGATTGCCTATCAGGACTCAGAGGAACACGGATCATATGAGCACAAGAAAGCACTGTACCTGGCCATCATGGCTGTAAACATTCTAGAGGGTGTGCGCTTCTATGTAAGTTTTGCTTGCTCATGGGCATTTGCTGAAGTTAAAAAGATGGAAGGCAATGCTAAAATCATCAAGCTCATTGCTCGTGACGAAAACATCCACATGGCATCAACACAACAGATGCTTAAACTCCTGCCTACTGACGACAAAGACTACGCAAAGATTGCCAAGGAGTGTGAGGCAGATTGTGTGGCAATGTTCATGGACGCCATAGAGCAGGAGAAATCCTGGGCAGACTACTTGTTTGCTGATGGTTCAATGATTGGTCTCAATGCCGAACTACTCAAGCAATATGTAGACTGGATCGCCGCAAAGCGTATGCGAGCAGTGGGACTCACAGCACCCTATACAACTACCGCGGCAAACCCATTGCCCTGGACAGAGAAGTGGATACACGGCGGTGAGGTACAGGTAGCACCACAGGAAACAGAGATCACATCATATGTGATTGGTGGTACCAAGCAAGACGTCACAGAGGACACATTTAAAGGAATGAGTTTATAATGCTAACAGTATATACCAAGAACAACTGCGGCTTCTGTATGATGGCCAAAGCACTGTTAAACAATCACAACATAGCATACCAAGAAGTAAACATAGAAGATGATGAAGATTTAAAAATGTTCATGATCTCTCAGGGACACAGAACGATGCCACAAATCTACCAGGAAGCAGAGTTATTCGTGGAAGGTGGATTTCAGGGTCTTAAAGAGCATTTAGACAAAGAAAACATAGACACAACACAATTGGGTACAATATGAAAAGCACAGAAGATCTCATAGGTGAAATCGTCACCGTTCGCACTATCGTAGGCGAAGAACTCATGGGCAAGCTGGAAGGTTTAGCCTCAAATAAAACAATTTTAGAGCTACATGGACTCAGAGTAGTAACACTTGATCCTCAGGGGGAAGTAATGATGTTGCCTTACACACTCACCGGACAGGATGACGTGATTGGATTGCCAACCAGACATGTGCTCAGTATAGTACAAAGCATGAGTGACGCAGCTCAGGGATTTAAATTAGATACTAACTCAGAACCCACACCAGATGGTCCAGCAGACATGGGTAAAGACGAGTTTAGCCTGTAAGCATAAATACTATTATGTCAATGATAGCAAAATTAAAGGGCGGTGGTACTCTGGTCGGTGGTAAAGCTCCAATCGTGGGACCTGGCGCGCCCACTGTTTTTGCAGAGTCTCTGGTTGTTAGTACACTGGGAGATTTAGTAGCTCCGCACGGTGAATCGCCCCACGCCAAAGCAACCATAATAGAAGGAAGCTCAACAGTTTTTGCCATGGGTAAGCCTGTGGTACGCATGGGCGACAAGGCCACATGTGGCGATGTCGTTGTTTCCAAAAGCACAGTTTTTGTTGGCGGATAATAACACGCCAGTTATCTATTACTACAAACATTAATAAATACCATACCCGGGAGGAGAGACCCGCAAGTGGTAAGAAAACGTAGTAAAGGAATACAATGTCTAATAAAACAGCATACGAGATTCGTCTTGAATTAATTCGCGAAGCAAAAGAGATTTTACAGGCCAGGGCTAAAAATCCAGAGGATATGCCAACTACAGAGGAGGTATTAGAGGAAGCAGCGCGTCTTAATATCTTTGTGAGTACACAAGCAAGTAGATAAAGATATATTAAATTGTAAAATTTTAATGGGTCAGTAAAATGGCCCATTTTCGTCTGTAGCTAACCAGTTTTCCGCTACCATATAACACATGCGATGTAAATATCAGTAACAATACACACAAGGGAAACACATGAACCGTAAAGAACGCAGAGCGGCTGAGAAAGCCTCACGCAAAGTCTCAAACGATACCTCAAAAAATAATATTGCAGATAAACTACCTGAGTCAACTGCTGGAAAAGTACCTGCCCAAACCAAAGCAGGATCAAACAATCCAGATGACGTAATGCACAAACTGTTAGATGCTAAGATCGAAGTGCCTGTGGGTTATCTGCGTCAACAGCATATCTTTATTGCTACCCCCTGTTATGGCGGCCAGATTGGCGAGCCATACTTTAGATCGATGATGCGGTTATGTATCTTGTTTAACAAATACGAAATTCCCTATACTGTTAGCACACTGGCTAATGAAAGTTTGGTTACTCGTGGCAGAAACACCCTGGTTAGTTTCTTCATGGAGAACCCCAAGGCCACACACTTAATGTTCATTGACGCAGACATTGAATTCAACCCAGAGGACATTTTGCGCATGGTTGCTTACAACAAGCCTATCGTAGTGGGAGCATATCCCAAGAAGGCTGTTAACTGGGATAGTATTATTACTGCGGCTCGCAACGAAGCATTCGAAGAGACAGCAGCTACCATAGAAGGACATAGTTCAAATTATGTTGTAAACTTTGAGTTTAACACTGATGCTGACGGCAACAGACTTCCACAGGTTCAGGTTGTGGACAATTTAATCAAGCTCAAGGATGCTGGCACAGGCTTTATGCTTATCCAGAAGGATGTTATTCAGCAGATGTTTGACAACCATCCAGAGCTCAAGTATGTTAACGACATCAACGTAGGCTCACAGTTTGAGCCACACATGTACGCATTGTTTGACACCATGATTGACCCAGAGAGCAGACGCTATCTGTCAGAGGACTACACTTTCTGTAGGCTGTGGCAAATGATGGGCGGCGATGTATTCCTGGATCCCAGAACTGGACTCAACCACGTGGGTCATTATACCTTTAAGGGTAACATCAGAAAATTGTTTGGCAATGAAAACGCCGCATCACGCCGGAAACGCGAAGAGAGCGACCAAACTGAAGCGGAAGTCGAAGTAGAAGCAGAAGAACCAAAGGCGCAAGTAAATGAGTAAAATTAGCATACTATTACCGACTCGTGGCAGACCAGAACTCATGAAAAAGAGCATTGAGGGTTTGTTAAACAAGGCCTCAAATCCTAGCAGACTTGAGATATTACTAGGAATTGACAATGACGATGAAGGATTACAGGAATTTATTAAAGATGAACTTGGTCCCCTTTGTAATAAATTAAATGTTGATTGCAAAGCTCAGGTGTTTCCTCCCCTGGGCTATGCAAAACTACATCACTATGTAAACACTCTGGCAGCACACGCCACTGGCGAATGGTTGTTCTTCTGGAACGACGATGGCATCATGGTAACAGAAGGCTGGGACGATGTGATTTCATCACATGATGGCGAGTTTAAGCTATTGGGTCCCAAGGACAACCATAACGGGCATCCCTATGCTATCTTCCCCATAGTGCCCAGAGACTGGTTTGTATTAATGGGGCATCTGAGCCAGAACGCACAGAACGATGCCTGGCTGAGTCACATTGCTTACATGCTTGATATCTTTAAGCGCATTGATGTAGAGTTTATTCATGACAGAGCAGACATCACTGGCAACAATGACGATGAAACATTCCGTAATCGTGAGTACAAGGAAGGCAACCCAGAAGATCCCGAAGACTTTGGTCATCCAGACCAACAGAAGGCCAGAGTCCAGAGTGCCTATAAGGTGGCTTGGTTCCTGGAAAAGATTGGTCAGCCGTCAGAGTGGTGGTCTAAAGTTACTAATGGCGAAGTACAGCCCTTTGAGAAGATGGTGTTCCCCAAGGATGTAGCAGGAGCCGGCCAGTTAGCCGCTAAAACTGTAGACGACCAGGATACGATTAGTCTTTGACAAATCAGGCATTGTATAGTATAATCAGCTTATGCATATAATGATAGACATAGAAACACTAGCAACAACCCCAGACGCAGTGGTAATGAGTGTGGGGGCTGTGAAGTTTGATCCTACATCGGACCAGCCCCCAACTAGCAAAACACTATGGCGTCCTGACATAGACGAACAAACTGACCGCGATCGTAATGTATCAGAAAGTACTCTGGAATGGTGGGCTAAACTACCGCAGCACATTCAGGACGATGCTTTTACAGAAGACGGTCGCATACCTGTCACAGAGTTCATGAAAGAGCTTAATCGCTACTGTGTGGGCGCTGACAAGATCTGGTGTCAGGGACCACAATTTGACATGCTCATACTAGAGAACTTTTATCTACAATGGGGCCACCACTTTGGCTGGCAGTTTTGGCAGATCATGGACTGCCGTACACTGTTCCAACTCATGCCAACAGACCCACGCAAAGCCATACAGCAAGACCTTCACAGCGCCGATGCTGACGCATATTATCAGGCCATAGGCGTACAGCAATCTTATCAACACTTTGGGATTAAATAATATGTCAACAACCAAAAGTTCTGGCAAGTACCTTTTTAGTGGCTCCGGCAATACAGGGCATACTATTTTTACAATAACAGATGATGCTGATTATTATGAGACGTCCACTGTGTTAGACGAGGCTGGTGATCCCCTGGTGTGTGTTATGCTATCAGGCCTGGGCGCCAATGTTATTTTTGAAGATTCTAATCCATACACCATCAAACGACATGAGCTCTTGCCTGCCACATACACTACATCAGAAGTATCAGCCAAGCTAGCCAGAGGCCATAAACTCACTGCCAAAGGTCAGGCTATATTTGACCATGCCAATGAGATCAGAGATTATTACACTGCCAGACTGGTAGAGGAAAAACTTACTAACAAGGAACGACGTGATAGCCAATTTGCCACAGACCTCATGAAAGCCCTTAGTATCAGAGGCAGTATACAACCCGAATATGCTGGCATATATCACAAACTACAAGATTTTTATCTGGCTGATACCAAGTGGGATAATTTGGTGGAAACTCATGAGTCTGTGAGTGACGATCACGAGTTTTCTTCGGTTATCGCACTCACACCCCAAACTATTGATCTAAAGTTTGTGGACCACTTATACAGTTCGAGTAACAAAAGTTTTAGTAACAAAGTTAATTACTGTAGATACTACTTCACTGACAAATACGACTTTTTGTATGAGTTCAGTGTGCCATCAAGTAATATACTCAGACCTTTTCTGGAAAACCACTTCCAGACATTCAGTGAAGCTAACAAGCCCTGGATGCCTGTGAAAATTTCAGCACGAAGAGAACAGTGTCCTGTGCCCTATTACAGGAATGAGTTTAACTACTTTAAGATATATGATTGGGCCGGATTAACGAACAACACACAAGGAGAATAACAATGGTCACCTTACAAAGTTTAACTAACCATTTAGAAGTACTCAAAGAAAAGCATACCCTTCTAGACAAGAAGATCGCCCATGATTTTAAACAACGTTTAAATAGTGATGAGTATAAAGCTGAAAAGAAGCTAAAGTTGTTACTCAAGGATGAGATCAACCTTCTGGAAGATCAAATCTTTAATTTAAAAGGCTAGCATACAATGACTAACCCCTTATTGAATCACATCGACAAGGTATATTATATGATGATGGACCCTGGTGAAACAGGGTTTATTACATTTGAATACAAGAAACAGTTATTGGAAGCCAAATGGCGCATAGATGAGTGCCTGGAAAAGGCTAGTACCTATGCTGGTGAATCAGAATGGATTACTGAGCGAAAAACAGAAATGGCATTAAATAAAATCTCCCGATCTGGATAAATATCTGGACGTTTTAAATAACGTACAAATACTATAGACAGAGAGAGGAGAAACTATGTCATTAAAGTATATCGTACTACCATTCCTGCTGATTTCCAGCATGGCCCTAGGCCAGACTGTAATTCTTTACGAAGATGGTTCAACACTAACACTCAGAGATGGAGAAGAAGTTTATGTCTCTGAATATGGTGTATACAAAGCACGAGGTGGACTTGTTAAGACCCTAAAGATCGAACGCATGAAACCTAACGAAAAGCGTGATTATGTAGAACCTCCAGTATCCGAACCCGTACCATGTGACGGACAACTGACCTTTGGTGGCGGTTGTATTGAGGAAGTAGAGGAAGAGGAAGTTGAAGAAACTTGCGAAAACGACCCTTTTACTTTTGGCGGATCAACAGCTTGTGAAGAAACAGATGAAACTGAAGAAGAAGCTTCTGACAGCGGCGACTTTACATTCGGTGGATAAGTAAATTTTAAATTAA